GCCGACGCCACCGGTGACCGCTTCGATGTGGTGATGGGCGGTATCGCCGAGATCGAGTACGGCGGCACCGTGACCCGAGGCGACTGGCTGACCGCCGATGCGGCAGGTAAAGCCGTGGCAGCCGCACCAGCCACAGGCGCAAACAACTCAGTGATCGGCCGCGCCATGAAATCAGGCGTAGCCGGTGACATCGGCTCCGTATTCATCGCACCGGGCAGCCTCCAGGGCTGATCGACAGGACCAATAGAGGACTGACCCCATGAAAACACCTTTCCCTATTAACCCGACCCTGACCGGCATCGCGCTGGCGTACCAGAACGGCGCTTTTGTTGCCGACCGAGTGCTGCCCCGCGTCACCGTGGGCGGCCAGCTCTACAAGTGGAACCAGTACACCACCGAGGAGCGCTTTACCATTCCCGACACGCTGACCGGGCGCAAAGGCCGCGTGAATGAAGTCGAGTTCACCCACAGCGAAAAGGAATCCAGCACCAAGGACTACGGCCTGGAAGATCCGATCCCGATGTACGACATCGAGGCCGCCCGCAACTCCCAGTTCAATCCGCTGGGCCACGCGACCGAAATGCTGACCGAGCTGATCCTGCTGGACCGCGAAAAGCGCGTCGCCAACATGGTGATGGACCCGGCCAACTTCGGCGCAGGCTACAAAGAAGCGCTGACCGGCACCGACGTCTGGACCGACCCGGCCTCGCAGCCGCTGGTACAGCTGGCCGACGCCATCGAATCCACGATGATGCGCTGCAACGTGCTGACCATTAACGGCAACGCCGCCCTAGCACTGCGCCGCAACCCGTCCGTGGTTAAAGCGTTCAACGGCACCACCGGCAGCGACGGCTTGGTACCGCTGGAGTTCATCCGCGAAGTGTTGGAGCTGGACGAGATCATCGTCGGCCGTGGCAAGTACAACGCCGCGAACAAAGGCCAGGCGATGAACCTGAACAAGGTGTGGGGCAACCATGCGCTGCTGTCCTACCGCAACCCGCAGGCACGCCCCCAGGGTGGCATCACCTTCGGCTGGACCGCCCAGTGGGGTGGCCGCATTTCCGGCGACTGGGAAGACAAGAACATCGGCCTGCGTGGCGGTCGCCGCGTCCGTGTGGGCGAAAGCGTGGACGAAAAGCTGGTGGCAACCGACGTGGCTTACCTGCTGCAGGACGTTATCTAACCGAAACACCCTCGTTAGTGGTGCCAGCCTTGGCCGGGGCCCCGCCCCGGTCCTTTTTAACCAGGACAGGACAGCGACATGAAATACATCACCACCCAGAACGTGCGCCACAAGGGCCAGCTGTACGCCCCGAACACCGAGATCGAGCTGACCGAAAAAGAGGCCGAGAGCATCGGCAATGCGGTCAAGAAGCCGGAAGCGAAGCCAAAGGCAGCAGCCAAGGACACCGGTGACGCCAAGGGCGACGAATAACGATGGCCTACATCGACCAGCAGGGGATGGTGGAGCGCTTCGGAGAGGACGAAATCAAGCGCCTAACCGACCGCCAGCGCACCGGCAGCATTGACGCCGAGGTATTGGCCGCCGCAATCCAGGACGCGCAGAGCGAAGTGGATGCCTACACCAGCAGCCGCTACACCGTCCCGCTGGCCGTTGTGACCGACGCGGTCAAGCGCACCACAGCCGATATTGCCCGCTACCGCCTGTACGACGAAAAGTGCCCGGACACCGTTCGCAACCGTTACCAGGAGGCGATCGCTTTCCTGAATGCCGTCGCAGGAGGTCGCGCCACTCTGGGAAACGGGCCATCCGGCGAATCAGCCGGAGGAAGCGCCGCCATCGAAACCGTGCGAACCAGCGCCGACCGTAAGTTCAGCCTGGACAAGCTGCAGGGGTACTGACCGATGCAGAGCCAGATCGAAATCACCAACAGCCAAGCGCTCCGAGCGATTGACCGCCTGGCCCAGCTTGGACTCAACCCCACACCGATGCTGGACGTGGTGGGCAATAATCTGGCGAACAAGGTGCGCCTCTGTTTTCGCAAGGGACAGACCCCCGGCGGCAACAAGTGGCCAAGGATCAAGCACCGCGACGGACAGCCGCTGCGTGATACCGGCCGGTTGCAGCGCAGCATCACCCACCAGGTGATCACCAGCGGCCAGGAACACGAGCTGATGATCGGCACCAACGTGGTCTATGCCCCGCTGCACCAGTTCGGCGGCAAGGGCATGAAGGTGATCGTGGGGGCACACACCCGCCGGATCACCCAAGCCTTCGGCAAACCGCTCAAGTTTCCGGTATTCGTCAACGTGAACACCCACCGCAAGCGCCTGAACGTAAAGCCGCGCCCGTTCCTGCCCACCAACGGCCTGCCGCCGTCATGGGAGCAGAGCGCAAGCCGGGCCATCATGCGCGCGCTGGATTGGGCGCTGGAGGCATAACATGATCGACCAGCTACTCGACCAGACCAAGGCCCGCCTGGAAGCGCTGGGCATCTTCAACGACCACCTCACCGCTGCCGACATTGCCGGTATCGAGGAGGTCCAGCAGCAGACCCCGGCGGTCTCGATCATTTACGGCGGCCTGCAGATCACCGACAACGCCCAAAACGGCAAGGCGGCCAAGGTTTCAGACCGTGTGGGGATCGTCATCACCGAGCGCTTCAACGAGTACGACGCCGCAACTCTGTACGCCCGAACCGCCCCGCTCATCGAGCAGACCATTGCCCATTTGATGGGCTGGACACCGGACGGTTACACCAACCACCTGACCCTGGCCGGCGCACCCGAGCCGCTATTCACGCAGGAAGGCTTCGCCTATTTCCCGCTTGAGTTCGACATTGCCCGAGTCATCAAAGCAAGCTAACCAAGGAGAACCTGACAATGGCATTTCAGAAAAAGCCCTTCATCGGCAAAGGCCAGATCTACATCGAGAAAGTGGGCGGCACCACCGGCCTGGTCCCCATCGGCAACTGTTCCGCGCTGGAGCTTGGTATCGAGGAGGAAACCAAGGAACAGCAGGACTTCACCAACCCCGGCGGCGGCCTTTACGACTCCGTCAGCCGCATCACCGGCGTCAGCGCCTCAATGACGCTGCACGACATGACCCCGGACAACATCGCAATGGCGATCCGAGGCACCGTGACCGCCGTCACCAGCGCACCGATCACCGACGAGGCCCATGTGGCACGACCGGGTGCGATCCTGCCGCTGAAAAACGTGCCTGATGCCGACGTGGCGATCACCGTCAAGGACCAGACCAACACCACCACCTACGTCCAAGGCACCGACTACGCCCTGGGCAACAGCGGCATCCTGATCCTTGAAGGCGGCGCGATCACCGACGGCGAAACCATCCACATTGGCTACACCAGCAAGGCCGGTCACGAAGTTGACGCGCTGACCGTAGCCGCAGCGACCTACCGCATTTTCTGGGATGGCATCAACGAAGCCGACGGCGCGCCCATGCCGGTCGAGCTGTTCCGCGCGAAGTTCAGCCCGGCTGCTGCCCTGAGCCTGATCGGGGATGAGTTTGCCGAGCTGCAGGTGGAAGCCGCCGTGCTGAAAGACGACACCAAAGCGGGCGTGGGCGTCAGCCAATACGCGAAGTTCCGCATCGTTTGACTCCGTGAGTGATGGGCAGGGATGCCCAGGCCAGCAACCGGCGGCTCCAGCGCCGCCGGTTTTTTAACACCACCGCAGTACCCGAGGATCGCCGATGGCTAACCTGAACTTTGGGGTCCGATTCAGAGCATACACCCAGCAGTTCGTGCAGAAAGTGAAGGGCACGAGGGATAGTGTGCGCGACGCTTACCAGGACATGCGAGAGCAGGCCAGAATCGCCCGTGAACAAATGGGCGGGGACTTCGAGAACACCAGCCGCGCCGGGGACGGCTTGGCCAACGCCATCAAGTCGATCCGCAACCAGCTGGTTGGCATGGCCGCCGCCGCTGTCGGCATCTACTCAGTACAACGCGGCCTGACCGCCATCGTCAGCACCGGCGCCCAGTTTGAAACCCTGCGCACCCAGCTCAACAGCGTCATGGGGAGCATCGAGGCCGGGGAGCAAGCCACCGCCTGGGTTAAGGATTTCACCAAGACCACCCCGTTTGACCTGGCACAAGTCACCGAAGGATTCATCAAGTTAAAAGCCTTCGGCCTGGACCCGATGGACGGCACCTACCAGGCCATCGTGGACCAAGCCAGCAAGCTCGGGGGCAGCCAGGAAACACTGACCGGCATCACCCTGGCGTTAGGCCAGGCATGGGCGAAGCAAAAGCTGCAGGGGGAGGAAATCCTCCAGCTCGTCGAGCGGGGCGTCCCCGTCTGGGAATTGCTGGAAAAAGCGACCGGCAAAAACACCCAGCAGCTCCAGGCATTGAGCGAAGCGGGCAAGCTGGGCCGCAAGGAGATCAAGGCGCTCATCGAGGAGATCGGTCGCAGTGCCGACGGAGCCGCCGCCGACCAGATGAAAACCTGGAACGGCATGATGTCCAACCTCAAGGACCAGTGGGCTGACTTCCTGAACACCATCGCGGAAGCGGGCGTCCTGGATTACCTGAAGGAGCAGATCACCGCGCTGAACCAGGCCGTTGCCGATCTCGGGGAGGACGGCCTACGGGAATACGCGAAGAACATAGCCGACGCAATCATCGGCACCGCCGAAGCGCTGAAAACTGGCGCCCAGGCGATCTGGGACTACCGCTACGCGCTGGGCGCATTAGTTGGCGCCATCGCCGCCGTCAAATTGGCGCGGCTTGTGAAGGAGATCAATGACTACAGCACCGTCGTCATCGACGCCGCGAAGGAAACCAGAGCATGGGCCGCTGCCCAGGCCGCATTAAGCGGAAGCAACCTGGTAGCCAACATCAAGGCCGCCGCCACCATCCTCGCCACCAGATTTAACATCGCCGTGGCAGTGGCCGCCTGGGGCACCAAGCAACTGGCTGACGCTTGGCGCGAATCCGAAATGGCCGCCGCCAGGGAAACCATCGCCCTGTCCGAGAAAGCGGGCCAGTACGCCAAAATCGCCGCCGAGCAGGCCAAGTACGCAGGCACCTATATCAAGACAGCGGAGGAGCTGGAACGCGCTGATCAGGCCGGTCTGGACGCGTACGAGGCCCGCCTTAGTGGAGCACAAAAGTATTACCAAGCTCTGCTTGACGAAGCGAAGGCCGCCGCCGAGTACGGCCAGGACAGCGACGAACAACTGCGCTACGCCACCGAGAACCTGGCCGCCATCGAAGCGGCCATGGTATCGCTCAAGGCCGCCCAGGACGCGGTCACCAACAACGCCCCTGCATTGACCGAAGCCGCCCAGGAGATCATCAACCAGTTCGACCTGATGCGCAGCAAGGGCGACAGCGTGAAGGAAGCGCTCGATAAGGCGTTTGCAGGCGTGAACTTTGAAACCGTGGCCGACGTGCAAGCCGTGGGCGACGCGATCCAGAGCCTGCAGCAGTACGCCAAAGCGACGGGGGACCAGATCGATACATCCCTGAGCGCCCGGCTGCAAAAGTTGAGCATGACCGAGCTGGAGCAGTTCCGCATGAGCGCCCAGCGGGCCTTCACCGCAACCGGGGAGCAGGGCGCTCTGCTCGGCCGCATGATGGACGCCACCGCCGGGGCCGCCATCGCCAAGCTCGGCCTGGACATTACCCAGCTCAAAACCGGCATGACCAGCGTCGGCCAGGAAGCCATCCAGGCATTCACCATCGCCGCGCAGTCGGGCACCCTCAGCGCCACCCAGATTGAAACCGCCTTTGCCGCCGCCCTGGGTAAAATTAAGACCCAGACCGGCATCGAAACCCTGACCACCGCGATCACCAACTTGGGTGAACAGGGCCAACTGAGCGCCGAGCAGATCCAGTATTACCTGGAGCTGGCCGGGGACGCCGCCACCCGGCTGGGCGATGATTTCAGCGTCACCGAGCAGCGCCTGGCCGACGGCCTGGGCCGTCTTGGCCTGAGCATGGACTACTTGCGCACCGGCATGACCACCGCAGGCGCAGACGCCGTTAAGTCGTTTGGACTGGTCCAGGACGAGCTGAAACGAACAGGCGTGACCGGAAAAGAGGCTGCCGAGATCACCGGCGCTGCATTCGATAAAACGCTGGCTCGGATCAGTACCGCCAGGGGCCTTGATGAGTTGAAAACAAAACTAAAAAAAGCAGCGCAGGATGGCACGATCAGCTGGGAGGAATATCGTAAAAAACTCAAGGAGATAGAAAGAAAATATGGTGACTTAGCAAAAGCTTCTGTTTCTAGCGCCGCTGTTCAAGAAAAAAGCTTGCAGCGCGTAGCTAATCAAGCAAGCAAAACGGCAAAGTCGTTCAAGGATAAGGCCTCCTTTACTGACAAAGATACTGAAGCGAACAAAGAAAACACGGAGGCCAATGATAAAAACGCTGAAAGTACGGATAAAAAGTCAAAATCTTTGGGCAGTTACACCCACGCCCTCTTCATGGCCGGCAAGTCACAAAAAGAGTTTGCCGAAATGGGTAGCCAGATGGCGGCTGAATTCGAGAACATCTGGCAGCGTGTTGAGGACGCGTACAAGGGTAAGCGCATCACCTCAACCATGCAGTATCTGCGTGAAATGAAGAAAGCTGAAGATGCCATGAACAAAATGGCACGCGAAGCTATCGCCAGTTGGAACCAGCAAGAACAAGCCATCCGCCGCGTAGAAGCCGCACTCAAATCCGGCCAGCGCATGAGTGAATCGGTACTGGATGGCCTGGACCTGATTGATAGCCAGCGCCTTGAAGGCGTCAGAAACGCAATCCAGCGCATGAACCAAGAGGCCAAAAGTGTACGCGACACCCTGACAGGAACGGTCACCAGCCTGGAGCAGGAGCTGGCAAACCTTCGGGGCCAAACGCTCAAAGCTGAGCAGATAGAGCAGGAGCGAAAGATGCAACAGCTCCGTGAACAATACGAAAAAGCGAGAGAAGTGGGCGATGCCGAAGCCATCAAATCAGCAAAAGAAGCGCTATCTCTGCAGCAGCAGATATACCAGGAACGGGTGAAACGGATCAAAGCCGAGGAGCAGGAGCGAAAACAAGCCGCCGCACCAGCAGCCGAATCGACCAAAAGTGGGCCAGAAAAAACGACAGGTAGGACCGTGCGTCTGCAACTCAATGTCGGCACCGGCGAACCCGTCGAAGGCCAGTACAGCGAAGCCGATGCCGACCGCCTGCTGCGACAACTGAGAGACAAAGGAGCCGTGACCCGATGAGCATCACCCTGAACGGCATCGCGCTACCGAGCGACCTGGAATGGCAAGATGAGTTTGATTGGTACCCGGTCGCCAGCAGCAGCGTGCGCAGCCTGACCGGCAAACTGCTGATCGAGGAGGCCGCGCTGGTGAAGGGGCGCCAGATGACCCTGTACGGGGGCGAAAATGCAGCCTGGGTCAGCCGTGCCACCGTGGAGAGCCTGCAGGCATTGGCCGCCACACCCGGCACAACCATGACGCTGGACTACCACGGCACCGCCTACACCGTGAAGTGGCGACGCGATCAGACCCCCATCGAGGCCCAGCAAGTGTTGCGCCTGCAGAACCCAGGGGCCGATCACAAGTACACCATCACCCTACGGCTCATAGAGGTGGCCTAATGCCAGGACCGGACCCGATCCAGCACATTATCGAGATCAAGCAACAGGTTGGCATCCTGCGGGCGCACCATGAATCCGAACGCGAAACCTCCAAGCAACTGAGTGAGCAGCAGGAAGCGATCAAGCAGTCGGTAAACGAAATCGTGACCCGCCTCGCCGCCATGCCAGACGAGGAACACCAGGAACATCACAGGTTCGTGAAAACCATGATCCGCGAATACGAACAGCGACAGCGGCTACGCGCCGCCGTGATCAACAAAATCGCCACCGGCGGGGCATGGGCATTAGTGGCCGGGCTGGCAACGCTGGTCTGGTACGGCATCAAACACAAAACAGGAGTGGGCGAATAAATGACCATCCTCAGCACCGACATAAAACTCATGGCCTCCGAGCGCCTGACCGACAACGAAGATGGCGGGGGCCAAATGAGCGCCGTCGAGATCCAAGACGGCGTGGTCAATAACCTGTTCCCGGACATCAGCCGCCTCGACCGCACCTACGGCCGCGTAAACCTGCGCAAGCTGTATCTGGCCGTGCGTACCGCCAACCAGGACGTGTACTACGGCAGCCACGCCATCGTCACCGACCCGCCCGATGATCCGCGTGTCAGCGTGGTCATGTTCACCACCGGCAGCTATACCGACGAGCGCACCAACGCCCGTGACCGCATCGAGAGCTACGTGGTGGTAGGCCCGGTCACCCGTTACACCCTGCTGGGCGATCAGGTGGTGGGCCAGCGCCTGCTGCGGCTGTACGCCATGCCCGAAGCCGAGCTACCCAAAATCGGGGACGTGTACGCACTGTCGGAAGAAGATGATGCCGGAAACCCCACCGCCGAGATCCAGTACGTGCGCATCACCGAGGTGAGTGGCGAGCTGCAGCAGTTTGAGGACGGCAGCGGCGTATTCACCCGCAAGATCATCACCGTCGGCATCAGCGATGCTCTGCGCCGTACCTTTGAAGGCGCCGAAGCCGTGCAGCGCGAAACCACCGCCAAGACATCACCAACCCGATTCCGCGAAACCACGGTAGCGGATGCATCCAAATACTACGGCATTGTGCAGCTGGATCAGCCTGCACAGCCCGGCGATATGAACATCAAAACAAAAACCATCTTCGGTCAGCTGGTGCCCAGCGCCACTGCCGAAAGCCCCGTTGCTGACCTGACCGCAGGCCACAACAACGCCAACTTGGTTGCATCCGGCGCACCCTACACCGTCACCACCACCGTCACCGGCGGGCGCTGCGCCTTTGGCCGACCTGTTATGCCGGGTAGCGTCAGCATCAGCAACCTGACCGATGACAAGCTGGGCACCCTGCGCGACGGAGGGGGAGCCGACCGGGGACAGATCGACTACAACACCGGCCTGCTGTCGGGTATGTCGCTCAGCGGTACCCAGACCATCACCGCAACGCCCGCCACCGGCGTGGCTGAGCCGTCAATGACCGCCGCTGTCCCGATCAGCCTGGGCAACCGGGGTTACAACTACGTTCAAACCCTGTTCCCGATCCCGCAGCCCGGAACCCTTGTTGTTGACTACATGGCCGAGGGCAACTGGTACCGCATGTACGATGACGGCACCGGCCAGTTGCAGGACGAGCACGGCGGTACCGCCAACGTGAACTTCGTGACCGGCACCGTGGTTGCCACCCTCGGCGGCCTGCCGGACGTAGACAGCTCTGTGATTTTTTCATGGGCTACACCGGCCCATTACGAAGAACGCACCACCGACCCGGACGTACAGCTGCCATACATGGCCGTGACCGTCGGCGCACAGGAAATCCTGCCCGGCAGCTTGACGCTGAGCTGGGAAGCCGGGGGCGTAACCAAAACCGCTACCGACAACGGCACAGGCGATCTGACCGGCGATGCCGAGGGGCGCGTGATCTACGGCCTGGGCGAGATCGGCTTTCGGCCGTTGCTGGTACCGGCAAGTGGCGCAACCCTGACCATCGAATACCAGCGTGGCACCCAGCAGGTCGAAACCATCACAAGCAGCGAATACACCCGCGATGGTGATAATGCCGTGTTCACCTTGCCAGGCGCACCCCTGCGACCCGGTACCGCGATCCTTGAACTGCCAAGCGCATGGACACGCAGCGTCGTGAAAACCAGTGGAATGCTCAGTCCCAGCACGGGCACCACCCAAACGGATGAATCAGGAACAGGTACCGCCACCTATGCCGACAACGCCGATGGTACGCTGACCGGCGGCGGTACCATCAACTACACCACCGGCGAGGTCAGCATCCCCGTTGCCGGGTCATCATTGGATACAACCAGTGGCGGCACGCGCACCACAACCAACACCTGGGACATATCCGGCCCCATCACTGCACGTTACCAGCTCGACAGCGTGATCCCCGATGACATGACCGAAACCGCCGAACTGCCCGATGCCCGCATCGACCTGCTGCCAACCATCCGCCGCTTCATCGTACCCGGTAGCGTGGAATTCCAATGGGGCGGGGAAACCTACATCGACCGCGAAGGCACCCTCTACAACCAGTGGAACCGCGAAACCGGCGCCGCGACAATGGCGGGGAGCATCGACTACAGCACCGGCATTGTCAGCCTGTACGGCTACGCAGGCGGCCAAAGCAACACCCTGCAGATCCGCACCCTGCTGGCACGGTACGAACAAAGCCCCACCGTGGCAGGCGTCTACTTCCGCACCCCCGGCGCACCGCTGCGACCGGCGAGCATCTACGTCAGAGCCGTGCGCCCAGACGGCCGCGTCATCAGCGCCACGGCAGACCTGACCGGCACAATTGACACAGACACGATGGAAGGTAGCGTCAACTACGAAACCGGCATCATGGACCTGCAGTTCCGCGAATACCTGACCGCCGCCGAAGTACCACCGGCGCTTATGGCGCTGCCCGGCTGGGCCGAAGATGCGCTGGTGGCAGAAGGCCCGCAAGCAGGCAAATACCGCGTGGCCATTGCCGTCGATGCCAGCACCATCAAATACAACGCCGTGGTCTACACGCAAATGCCCCTGAGCGCCGATGTGCTTGGCCTCGACCCAGTGCGCTTGCCAATGGACGGCCGAGTACCGATCATCCGCTCCGGCGACGTGGTGGTGGTTCACAGCACCAAAACTGACATCCTGCCGAACCCCGTCAGCGCAGGTCAGACCATCACCCTCAGCCGCGACAAGCTGGCCAGCGTGACCCTGGAAGACGCAACCGGTACCGAAGTGGAC